GTAGAGCATTTACCAAGTTCATGGATTGGATGAGTGATAAAGAGAATCAAAATAAATTTAATGCATTTATAGAATTTTTAACAGACCATTGGCCCGCTCTTGCGGGTCTTTACATTTTATTTGGAACTGGTTTTGGAAAATTAGTTCGTGGATTATTGAAAGGTGTAACGCGAATGATTGTTGCACTTGCAATGAGCATTCCAAAAATATTTGGATTCATTCGTAAAAATAAAAAACTTTCTTTCTTAGCACTTGCCGCAGCACCTTTAGTTAGCAGAGAAATTGGAAATTTATTTACTGATAAACCCTCCCCAGAAGCAGGGTTAATACCAACTACAAATCCAGATTTAGATCAAGCAAAACAATCTACGGATCAAGCAGCAAACACCAAAGTTCCAAAACTCAATCTTGGTGGAATGATTCCTTCTTTCAAAATGGGTGGAGTGACTCCTTTTGGTGGAATGGGAGGAATGGATTTTTATGGCGGTGTTCCAATTTCTGGTGCAGGTCAAGATGATACTCTGATTGCTGCAAAAACTGGCGAAGCAATTTTAACAGAAAGAGATCAACAAGATATTGGTCAAAGATATGTTGATAGAACTACTGGACAACCTTTAAACATTCCTCAGTATCTTGCAGGAAGAAAACCAGGATCTGTGAATATGGGAAATTTAAGTTTTCCTGGATTTGGTGGTGCATTTTCAAGTGGTGGTTTGATATCTAAATTTAATACTGGTGGAATGATTGGTATGCAAGGTGGAGGTAGTGTTAAAACAACGATTACCTGGTCACGATCCAGGTACAAGAAATTATAATATGCCTGGATATGGTCGTAATAGATGGTATGAACTTGATCATTTTAGAACAAAACCTGAAGAACATAAACCAAATTCAAAAGGACCAAAAGTTAGATATGCTCCACATTATGAAAGACCAGGAGTAAATAAACCACTAACTCTTCAAGGTGGTGGACTAATAGACACTTCACCAAAAATTCCAGGACTACCTAACGAACTTGGGGGTGGTGGAGGAGGAACTGATGCATTAACAGAACAAGCGAAGGTAAAGACATTTGGTAGTGCAATTAAAGGATTTTTATTTGGAGAACCAAAATATGGTTATGATCCTCAAAAGCATATGAGCGGTGGATTAGTTAAAGAAAACACTGGAATGAATGTTAAGGGAGCAACAGCAGACAGGCAACACATTCTTGCTCAACCTGGAGAATATGTACTTCCCGTAGATACAGTGTCTCGTCTTGGGGGACCATCATTAATTGATCGTTTGGTCGCAATGACCGACAGTAATTCTACTCCATTTAAACAAGGTGCTTTAAATAGACCGCAGATTACCCCTTACAGTTCTTCTGGATTAGGATCTGGTGGTATGATTACTCTTCCGCCAATTACACAGTCTGCAGGAGGATCAAGAGCAAGATCAGCAGGTCTTGGTGGTGGTTCTGAAGTTCCTGAGTTCTCTACAACTGCTCCAAATAATGAGAGAGCAATGAATGCAAGCATCTATGGGTTGGTGGGATAAGTAAATGGCGAAAATCATAAATCCTTCAAAACTACTACCTTCAACAAAGTCTTCAGCGATTGTAAAGGTTGGAAAGTCTAATATTCT